CCGACGAACTGAATGACGACGCCATCACATCGGTGACACGATTCGTTTCGCTTGCATCCATTCCAAACGCCCGCAATGTTGACCCCGCAACTTCCGCCGCGCGTGCTAAATCGCTTCCCGACGCTTGCGCCAATGCCAATGTCGCTTCGGTGACCTTGGTGATTTCGGTGGCGGTGAAACCAAGTTTCGCAAATTCTGTTTGCAAAGTGGCCACTTCACGCGCGCTGAACATCGTGGACGCGCCCAAATCTTTGGCGTTCTTTGACAACGCTTCGAATTCTTCAGCGGTCGCACCCGATACGGCTTGCACCTTGGCCATTTCCGCTTCGAAATTCTTGAACACATTGAACGAAATCGCCCCCAATGCCGTGATGGGCGCGGTCAACTTCATGGACAAATTTTTGCCCGTTTGTTGCATCTTGCGACCCATGCGGTCCATGGCGCGTTCGGCCTTGTTCAGGTTCGTGCGGAACGGCTTAATGTTTGCCGTTAATCTAAAATTTAAACTACTTATGCCCGCCATTTGCTTTCGCTCGTTCTTTTCGTTGGTTGATTACGTCTAAAATTTCCCCACGCGTCCAAACCTTGCGGTCCTTCTTCGCTTCTTTTTCCCACGGAAACACAATCAAATCTTTTGCCTTGATTCTCTTTTTTGTGTGTGGGTTCAACAAAATCGTTGTCATCCAACGCGTGCGTTCCCATTCCGTTTGTTCTTTTCTGCTTTGACGTTCGTTCCAACCTTCGACCAGATTCGCCCACTCGCGTGGCAAAAGGTCGTAAAATTGGGACGGCATCAATCCAATTTGACCGAACGCGAACGCTTCCAAGGTGTCCCATGTGGCAACGTCCGTTGATTGTTGTCCCGTTCGGTCAACTACTTTTTTTCCGTCTTGTTCGCGAATTGTTGTTCAAAAACGTCGAATGCCTTTTCAATCAACATTTCGTCCTCATCAATCCAATCCGCAACGTCGGCGACATCATATCGGAACGGCGTTTTTTCTTTTCGCGCCCCGTCTTTAAATCCGCAAAACATCAACGTGATGGCTTGGTCCAACGTCATGTCGTCACCAAGGGATTCCAATTGCGCTAATGTTGTTCCCGTCATTCTTGAGAATTCACGCAATGCGTTGAATCCAAATCGAATCGGGTGTTTTCTTTCACCAATTTCAATGATGTGTGTCATGTTCTTTTTGTTTTGTTGTTGTTAAAAATGGGAACGCCCGACGGACGTTCCCCTTTGTTGTTATGATACCGCCGCTTGCGTCAATACGCCCGTCCCCGTGAATCCGAATGAATAGGTGACATTTTCTTCAACGCCCGCCTCTTGTTCGTAGCTGACCAAATACGCGTCGCCCGTGTAGTCAATTTCACCGCTTGTTGCTGAACCGAATTTCACTTTCACTAAAGTGCGGTTTGACAATAGGGTGAACAAATCGTCGGGTGTGTCGTAATCACCAGAAATTGAATAGGTGACTAACCCGTCGCCACTCAATGACCAAGATTTAAGACCCTCTAAATTTTCGTCCCAACCCGCTGAATCTTTCGTCGTGGTTGAACGTGTTTCCATTGAAACAGAAAGTGACGCGCTTGTTGCACGTCCTATGATGTCGTATGACGTTCCGTCATCTTCGCTAATTTGAATTACAACGTCCGTTGAATTCATGATTGATGTTGCTGGCATAATTTCTACCTTTTATTTTTTACAATTTACTAAATCTAATCGCGTGACACTCGGAATTTCAAATCACATTGTGACCCGAACGTCCGTTCGTCATCGCTGAACAAATCGCGTTGTCCATCGAACACGCACGATTTTACTTTCACGCCGCCAATTGTTTCGTCCATCCTTACGAATGCACTTCGAATGTATTCAACGGCGTTTTGTGTGTCCGAATATTTGGTCGAAACCATAGTGATGCGGACGTCAATTTCGTCAATGTGTGAATCGCTTTCCTTCGACATACTCGTGGAAATGCTCACAACCTCATAAACCGCGAACGGCGTGGCCTTTGTTTGTTCGCCAACAACGGGGAAAACGCGTCCACCAAACAACGTGTTCAACGCTGAATCGCTGGTGAATTTTGATTTGATGACAACGCCAATCATACCCGTGCGGCTTTTACTTGTTTATTTAAAAATGAACGCATCCGTCGTTTGAACTCATGTCCAACACCCGCGGAATTTTGCATCCGTGCTTTTCTTGCGAATCCAATGTTTGCGCCTTTGTACTTTCCGTTGTTCAAATACCCGTATTCAATGAAATGGGCAAACCAACCGCCCTTTTCTGGGTCTTTGAAAGTACGTTTGACACGCGGTCCAACTTGCAACGATGCGAATGTTGAACCCTTGTTCACGCGCGTGGTGATGATTCCCATTGATTTCCGCAATTGTCCTTTCGTAATTTCAGCGTAAACGCCGCCGTTGCGATACACGACAAATTTGTCGCGTGGATTCTTGCGTCCTTTTTCGGATGTCGATGACGATGGGAAATCCGTGATTCCGTCGCGATACGCTTTCAACATTGGTTTCAATGATGCCCGCGCAATGCGTCGAATTTGCGCCGTTGTGACGCCGTCGTGTAATTCTTCCAACTCTTTGAATGCGCGTTCGAATTCCTTTTTGATGTCCTTTTCATCAAATCCGATGAATGCACCGCCGCCGCCACGACCTTGGTTTGACCCTTTGATTCTTTGAAACGTATTGAATCCCATTAGTCTTTCAATGTTGTCACAATCTTCATGAACGATTCGCGCGCGTCGGCGTTTAAAATCGCGTCGATTGTGTAGGTTTTTGAATTGTAGACAATGCGCCAGGTTTCTTGAATTGCTGAATCATAGCGGATGAAAAAATGAACACGCTTTGTGGCCACCATCTGGTTGCCTTCTTCACCTTCGTTTCCGCTTTTTTCTTCGACCTTTGCCCATCGGGAAAATGCCGTTGAAAATCCACCAACGTTTTGTCCATAATCGTCAACCGATGTTGATTGATTTTGAAACTCAATTCGTCGGTCTAATTGTCCAGCGTGGTCAATCATTAGAATGTGAATATTCTGTAAGGATTCCACAAATATTCGGACGCCGTTGGCAATGCCTTGACGCGGTCATTGCGTTGGTCGTACAAATCCGAAATCACCAACATCATTCCTTGAATCAATGGTTTTGGAATGGATGACACATCCGTCCCAACAACATAGCGGACAATGACTTGATTGACGACACCCGCCGCCGCAAACCATCCCGCCGTCGATTGAATTCGTGCGGGTTCGCTTATCGTGTCAATGATATATTGGTCGGACGTGATTGTCACTTCGGAACCTATTTCATCCACATATTTGACCGATGTGATTGATGCAACGGGACCGCGCGACAAATAAATAAGATTTGACAAATTTTCCCATCTGTTCATTGGGAATTTATCAAAGTATTCATCAATCGTGGTTGTCACCAAAATGCGTCGCGTGTATTCTTCACACATTTGACGTGATGCCGTAATCAATGCCGAAATCAATGTGTCGTCATCGCTATGGTCAACGCGAAGAAAATTCTTCGCTTCACTCAATGTGATTGGTTCGGACGCCGCCGCCGTTACAATATCAAAGGCCATTTATCGTGTTTGTTTTGATGTGCTTTTCTTCACCGCTTTTTTCGCGCGTTTCTTCGGTGGTTCTGGGACCGCCTCACAAAGACCCGAATTCAAAAACTTTCGTGCTTCGGCGTCGGGTAATTCCACCACGTCATCAACGACGTGGTGGAATTTAGGTCCGACAACCGATTGGTTGAACTTAACTTTCATTAAGCCTTACCAACAAGGTGTTTGATGGCGCGAGTGTCAACGGCGTGTCCGTCACGTCTTGCGCTAACAAGGAAACCAACTTCCATTTCGTCCATGTATCTTTCATCAAGACGAATCAAGTTGACACCACCAGCACGACGAACAACGTATTTGTCGAAATCTGCCGCCAACAACACTTTTTCAGCCGCGCCCAAATTACTATCCATGTCGTTGTTGTAGTAAACATTGTACCCGAACAATTTGTCAGGTTCTCCCGGTGTCATCGACGGGATGAAAATCGGAAAATCGTTTGAGCTGCCCACGCCTAATTTTTGAATCGCCGCCATAATAGTGCCTGAACACATGAGCCCGAACGATGGTTTGTTTCTGTAACTTGGGTCAATTGAATGGATGAGGTTCAAAATATCTTGTGCGACTAATGCGCCCGATGTTGCAA